TAAAGAGAATGGATAGCACGAATAGCTAAAGACAAAGGGCATGGAAGCCTGGCATAGTCATATACGCTCGGGAAGCAAAGCGGACTGAGCAGTTCCATCTCAAGTGAGTGATTAAAAGCGCCACGGTTACCAGCCGAAGGCGCTTTTTTATTGCCTGCACACAACCAAATCTCAAAATCACGCTCTTTTGCGATTGCGTGAGATTATTAAAAGGTCAGCCACAGAGCTGGCCTTTTCTTTTTGCGCCATCCCAAAACTTATTCAGAACCCATTGCTGTGTGGGGATGCGCGCACTTTTCTTAAGACCACAGACAGCACCGACCGTACCTACGGAGGTGAGCATGAGTATCGATATGAGCAAACTGGCTTCAGGCGCTGCCTACGGCGCATCTGCCGGGACGATAGCCAACGGTTTGCTAACCAAGCTAAGTCCCGATGAGTGGAGTGCTGTTGGAGTGCTGGCCGGTATTGTGGTCGCGCTCATCACCCTCGGCATTAACTGGTATTACAAACGCAAGGCAACCAACGCGCAGATCGCCGCTTTACAGCGCTGGCCTACCGCGCCTGATATCTCCACTGAGGAATAATCCATGGCAATGTCCAGTAGCTTACGAAATAAGCTGGTCGCTGCCGCAGGTGGTGGCGCGATGCTTCTCGCTACCGTATTCCTCGGCGGTAAAGATGGCGTTGAAGGTCGGGTGTATGAGCCTTACAAAGATGTCGCTGGGGTGTGGACTGTCTGTGATGGTCATACCGGCAACGACATCATCAAAGGCCGCAAGTACACCGACAAGGAATGTGGTCGCCTGTTGTGGAATGACCTTCAGCCTGTGAAGCAGTCAGTCGACAGTATGGTGAAGATTCCACTTGGTGAGTATCAGCGCGCTGCCCTGTATAGCTTCACCTACAACGTTGGCACCTCGGCATTCTCCAAGTCATCCCTGCTGAAGAAGCTCAATGCAGGCGATGTCGATGGGGCGTGTGAAGAGATGCGCCGCTGGGTTTATGCAGGTGGGCAGAAATGGCGCGGACTGATGAACCGCCGCGACATGGAGCGTTCAATGTGCCTGGCGGAGAACGCCAATGACCTTAAGTGACATCAAGTGGGGCGCGGTTGCGATCGCCATCCTCACACTGGTCATCATTGGCCTTGGTGTAACGGTGAAAATTCAGCGCTCAACCAATGCTCAGTTGCAGACGGAAAAGAAAACCCTGGCGCAGCAGAAAGAGCAGGCAGAGGCCATCACTAACAATGTGATCACCGCCGTCAACCTCATCAACGACATATCCCGAGCTACCCATGACCAGAAAGAGACACTTGCTTCGGATGCTGGCACTCGGGTTGTGTATATCAGAGATAAGCTCGCCAGTGATGCGTGCGCTAACACCGTTATTGATAACGATGCTGTTAACAGCCTGCGGAACTACGCAGACGGTTTACGTAAAGCAGCCATACGTCCCGCTCAGCAGTGAGTTAACCGCTGACACCGCTTACCCCATTATCCCGGACAATATGACCTGGTCGCAGAGCCTGCAATTAAACGTGCAGGCATTCAGCGCCATTGGTCAATGCAACCTGGATAAAGCCGCTATTCGCAAAATCGAACTGGAACGGCAGAAATGAGCAAATTCCTCGCATGGCTGAAAAGCCTGTTTATCTATTCCTCAGAAGAGAAAGAAGAAATGACCGACCAAGTAATTGAAGTCGCCCCAGCAACAGCAGAAGCCATCACCCCATCTGCAGAAGTAAAAGCAGGTGTAACCGATTTTGAAACCGCGCTGAAGTTTGTCGAAGACGGCGTGGTTGTGCTGGGCGATGCAGCTAAAGATGAGCTGAAAGAACTGGCGAAGAAATACCTGTAATGATTTACCAAAGCGTTGGTCTGTCGCTGTATCACTGAGATATCTATGACCCGCTAATCCTCCCGGCGAGAACTCAGAGATAATCAAAAACAGGCAAGCAGGGTTTATAGGCGCAAGCCGAATTTCCCCGACATGCAGTGAGCGCCAGCTGTGCGAGTTTCAGGCGTGGCAATCTGAGAGCAGATACATAACAACAACCATTCCTCACCAGGGTGAATCCTTTTAATCATGGAGACACCATCATGCCAGTTACCGACTGCACCATTCTTCATTCTAACGATCACGAAGACATGAATCGCCAGATGGCGGCGTCAATGGCAGCAGGATGGAAGCCATTCGGTTACCTGCGCGTATCAAGCCGGGCGCCTTACGACTTCTATCAAAGTATGTACAAAGGCAATGACACCGATATCGACAGCTATCAGGCACTCATCGCCAACAACCAGCAACTCACTGTCAGAAACAGCGCGGGTACAGTATCGGCAACCGGCACAGCGTCAATCGCACAAAGCACGGTGTCAGCTGTAAACCTTCCCGCCACTACCGCAATCGTCACGAACACTCAGGTGCTGTCCATCCCTGTCACTGCCGGAATACTGGTAGCCATTGGCACAGCAACACGGTCACTCACTTTAACCGTAGCAGGTGGCGTGGTAACAGCCGCCGCAATCTCATAGAGGTGAATCATGGCAACAGCTAAAGCAGAAGCATACACAGAGCAGAAGCAATCAGCGTTACTCGAAGCAGCAGTAGCACTGGCAAAAACTCCAGGCGTCCACGCTGACGAAATCAGCATTCGCATTCAGCGCCTGAAAGAAACACTGAATGACATCGTGTTTGCTGAAGACAAGTAGGCATTACAGATGGCCTTCACTGAGGGTCATCGATAATGACAAAGGAGATAAGCATGAGCGACGAACAGAAAACAGGTCGCCCATCTGAGTTCGACCAGGAAATTGCTAATGAAATCTGCGATCGCATCGCTGCTGGTGAAAGCGTCAGGAAAATATGCAAGTCAGATGGCATGCCTGCGCAGAGCACAATCTATAAGTGGCTAAATGATATTGATGGATTTTCGGAGCAATACGCGCGCGCACGTGAGTCTCAGGCTGAGATGTATGCCGAAGATATTATCGGTATCGCAGATGCATCGAGCGAAGAGGCTGGTGCAGTAGCTAAGGCCAGACTTCGGGTTGATGCGCGCAAATGGTACGCATCAAAAGTCGCGCCGAAAAAGTACGGCGATCGCATTCAGCATGAGCAACGCATTACCATCGTAGACCTGACTGATGAAGAGTTAGATCGCAAAATCCAGGAGCTAGCCAATGCACAATCTCAGCCGGGAGCAGAAGATTGAGCTGGTAAAGCTTCTGGAAGAGAAGAAGCGCCGTGCCAGCGTGTATCGCTATCGTGGCTTCTATCAGTCGCGCCACCCATGGCAAAAGCGCTTCATCGCCAGCACTAAAGAATATTCACAGTCAGCGCTGATTGCTGCTAACCGTGTTGGCAAGACTGAGACAGCGACCTACATCGACGCCATTCACGCGATGGGTGATTACCCTGAAGAGTGGACAGGACATAAGTTTGACCACGCGCCGCTGATATGGGTGCTGGGTTACTCCGGTGAGAAGTGCCGTGACCTGTTGCAGACGCCAATCATTGGCCGCAAAACAGATAACGACTGGGAAGGCGGGTTAATCCCTGGTGAGTTAATCGTCGGCGTCGAGGCGATGACTGGTACGCCTAACGCTGTCCGATCCGTTTACATCAAGCACAAATCTGGCGGCACAGCCAAAATTCAGTTCTGGTCATACTCACAGGGGCAGCATGCACTGATGGGTGACAGCGTCGACTGGTTTCACATCGATGAAGAACCAAAAGACCCCGACATCTTCCCGCAGGTTCTGACGCGTACAGCGACAGGTGACCGTGGCAATGGTGGTCGCGGCATCCTGACGTTCACACCAGAGAACGGGAGAACTGACCTCGTTATCGGCTTCATGGATAACCCGAGCCCGGCGCAGACGTGCATGAACGTTGGCTGGGATGATGCGCCTCACCTTAGTGAAAAGGTGAAGGTAGAGCTTCTGGCGTCATTCCCGTCACATCAGCGAGACATGCGTACCAAAGGCATTCCAATGCTGGGGCATGGGCGAATCTATGACATCGCCGATGATGAAATCATGTGTCAGCCGTTCGCGTGTCCAGATCACTTCTTCGTTATCGACGGACAGGACTTTGGCTGGGATCACCCACAGGCACACATTCAACTGTGGGAAGACCGAGACGAAGACATCATCTACGTTGCTCACGTGTGGAAAGGAAAGAACAAGAAAGCCGATGAGGCATGGAGGCTCGTTAAGAAGTGGGCCGATGGCGCTCCTGTCGCATGGCCTCACGATGGCCTCCAGCATGAGAAGGGTGGCGGGCAGCAGCTGAAAGAGCAATACAAGGCTGAAGGCTTCAAGATGCTGGCAGATCACGCAACATGGCCTGATGGTGGCAACAAGGTTGAGCCTGGCGTGCACCAGATACGTGAGCGCATGCTTGACGGCAAGTTCAAGGTGTTCACCACCTGCCCGGAGTTCTTCGAAGAGTTCCGCATGTATCACCGTGACGAGCACGGCAAGATCGTCAAGACCAATGATGATGTGCTCGATGCTGTTCGTTACGCCTACATGATGCGCCGCTCAGGACGTCAGAAATATCAAATCAATGCGCCTCGCAAGCAGGCTCGCATGGCAACCACAGAATACAACCTCTTCGGGTGACTCTTATGGGTATTGAAACCGCAACTCTCGCTGCCTATGCGGCGGTGGCTTCTGCTGCCGTGGGCGCAGGTACAGCCGTTTACACCGCAACACAGAACAAAACACCAAGCGTGAAAGATGCTCTCTCACCGGGAACGGACGCCGCAACGACCCAGGCGGATGACCTGTTACGCAAGCGATCACGTCAGGGAATCAACGCAAACATCCTTAGCGGCAGCGGTGGCGCAGGCTCCCCCGGCACGACCTCGACAGGGCAGAAATCACTATTAGGTGGATGATATGGACAACAGCCAGGAAGAGTTGCTGAAGCAGGTGATGCGCGACCAGTCAACGATGGAAGTGTGTCGCAATCCGTGGGAACTCCACTGGCAGGAAGTGGCTGAACGATGCATGCCACGCGGTGCTGACTTCCTTGGTGAGGTTAAGCAGGGTGCTAAGAAGTCTGAGAAGGCTATCGACTCCACGCCGATCCTTGCGCTGGAGCGCTTCGCTGCCGCTGTGGAGTCAGTCGTCACGCCTCGCACACAGACATGGCACGGCCTGCAGAACGAACGATTCGCTGATGACAATGAGGTGCAGGAATATTACGAGGAATTAACTCGCATCCTGTTCCGCATTCGCTATGCGCCGGCAGCCAACTTCGCTAATCAGATGAGCGAGAATTACGTCTCTATCGGTGCGTTTGGTAACGGATGCGTCTTCGTTGATGAAATCCCCGGCAAGGGTACGCGCTATGTGAACTATCACATGCGTGAGATTTACTTCGAAGAGAACTATCAGGGCATAGTTGATCTGGTTCATCGAAAGTTCAAGCTCACCGCGCGTCAGGCTGTGCAGCAGTTTGGCAAAGAAAATCTGCCAGACCCCATTCAGCGAGCATCAGAGAACAACCCTCTGACCAAGTATGAGTTTGTCCACCGCGTGTGGCCTAACGATGCCGTGCGATATGGTGACAATGGCGAGCCGGTTCCCGGCCCCGATGGCATGCCGTGGAAATCACTCTACGTCTGCCCGGGATTCAATAAGATTGTGCGGCAGGGCGGCTATCACACGATGCCGTATTGCATTGCTCGCTACTACAAATCGCCGGGTGAGACATACGGTCGCGGCCCCGGTATGACTGCGCTTCCAGATATCAAAGTGCTGAACGAGATGAACAAGGAGACGCTGATTGGTGCGCAACTTGCCAACCGTCCTCCTGTCCTCGTTGCTGATGATGGCGCGCTTGATGCCTTCTCGCTTGTGCCTGGCAGCATTAACCCCGGCGCCGTCAACGGTCAGGGTAATGCCTTAGCGATTCCATTCTCTACCGGTGCTCAGCCAAGCCTTGGTCTGGAGATGATGGATCAGAAGCGCCAGCTGATTAATGACGTGTTCCTTGTGACCCTGTTCCAGATTCTGGTGCAGAACCCGCAGATGACCGCGACGGAAGCAATGCTGCGCGCTCAGGAGAAAGGGCAGCTACTGGCTCCGACCATGGGCCGCATCATGTCCGAGCAGCTTGGTCCGATGATTGAGCGTGAGATTGATATCTGTGCGCGAATGGGCCTTCTGCCAGATCCGCCTCAGCAGCTTATCGATGCAGGCATGGAGTTCGACATTGATTACAAGTCACCGCTCATTCGTATGCAGAGAGCAGATGAAGGTGGCGGCATTGCCCAGACATTGCAACTCGCTACCAGCCTGGCTCAGTTCGACCCAACAGTGTTGCGCCTGATTAAAACCGGTGACGTGCTGCGCGAGTTTGCTGACATCAACGGTATGCCGCGCACGCTAATCATGGACACCGAGGAAGAGCAGCAGATGAAGGCAGCCACGGCGCAGCAGGACCAGCTTAATAACCTGATTCAGGCTGCGCCGAACATCGCCACAGCCGCTGACAAGATGGCCTCCGCTCAACAGAAGAATAACTCCCCACTACCTGCACCGCAGTAAGAGAACCCAATGGCAGCAATTACAGATCGCCTGTTTCAAAACAGGCGCGACCACCTGTTGCTTAAGGCTTACCGACAGGTGTTTGGAAAGGAAGGCGTCAGAACAAAAGAGCAGGAACTGGTGATTGCAGACCTGATGAACTTCAGCAAGTTGCTCGCCAGTTCAGTGGCTGTTTCAAAGGTCACCGGCTCCATCGATACGCACGCAACGATGCTTGCCGAGGGAAGGCGCGAAGTGGCTCACCGCATCATCAACTTCACTGGCATGAACGAGACGCAGCTGCTCGTCGCCATTCAGAAACTCAACGAGGCATTGAACAGCGATGTTTAAGTTAAGCGACTTCTTCAACATTAAACGCGATCTGGCCGCCGAAGGTGATGGTGGCGCGGCAGCACCTGCAGCAGAGCCAGCGGCGACATCAACTCCTGCAGCATCCCTGCTTGGCTCAGAGCCTGCTGCCGCTGCACCTGCCGAGCCGGTTCCTGAGCCATTCCTGCAAGCACTACCCGGCGCAGAAGATGCCGATGCATGGAATCAGCTTTACACCAAGCTGGGCCGTCCTGAGAGCGCTGAAGGCTATGAGTTGCCATTACCAGAAGGTGATGACGGTTCATTCGCCAAACAAACCTCTGAGTGGATGCACTCCGCTGGCCTGAACAAGCAGCAGGCTCAGTCACTCGCTACCGCATGGAATTCCCATCAGGCAGCGCAGAAGACAGCGCAGGCCGAAGCCAACGAGAAATATCAGACCGAGTGCATCGCTACTGTGAAGAAGGAATGGGGCGGCAACTTCGACGCCAACCTCTCACAGGCCAAAGCAGCGCTCGCCACATTCGCACCAGAGGGATTCATGGACTACCTGAATCAGACCGGGCAGGCCAACAACCCCATGGTGCTTAACATGTTACAGAAGATCGGTTCCGCAATTTCGGAAGAAAAACTGATTGGTAACCCGAAAGACTCTTCGCAATCTGGCGAGAAGTCCATCGCTCAGCGCCTTTGGGGCTGATTATTAAAACTGGAGAAATTTAGATGGCTACACTATCTGGAAAGGTCACTTTGCTGGATGTTGCAAAGACCTTCGATCCTGATGGCAAAGCGGCGGCAATTGCGGAACTGCTTTCTCAGGAAAACGAAATGCTGCTCGATATGCCGTGGTACGAAGGCAACTTGCCTACCGGCCACCGCATCACCACCCGCACCGGATTGCCGGATGTGATCTTCCGTAAACTGAATGGCGGTGTTCCACCAAGCAAAGCAACCACTGCTCAACTTGATGAGGCATGCGGCATTCTGGAAGGTCGTTCAGAAATTGACTGCGATCTGGCTGACCTGAACGGCAACACCAGTTCATTCCGCCTATCACAGGCCAATGCGTTCATTGAAGCCATGAACCAGACCATGCAGAATACCGTGCTGAACGGTGATACTGACGTGACGCCTGAGGGCTTCCTTGGTCTGTCCAAACGCTTCAACGCAGCACCAACCAACGCAAACGGCGCAGCCACTAAGGTCAACGTCATCGATGCAGGCGGCACCACCAACCTGACATCAGTATGGCTGATTGGCTGGGGTGAAAACTCCGTGTGCGGCATTTACCCGAAAGGCTCGCAGGCTGGTCTGACTCATGAAGACCTCGGCAAACTGGACGCGTTCGATGCAGCTAACCAGCGCTTCCGTGCGTATGGCGATCTGTATAAGTGGAAGTGCGGCATTGCGATGAAGGACTGGCGTTATGTGGTTCGCATTGCAAACATCGACACCGTTGCGCTGACCAAAAACGCCTCTGCGGGCGCTGACCTGATTGACCTGCTCACTCAGTCTCTGGAGAAAATCCACAGCCTGTCTGGTGTCACTCCGGCGTTCTATGCGAACCGCACCATTCGTGGCTTCCTGCGCCGCCAGAACATCAACAAGGTTGCCAACGGTACGCTGCAATACGACATGGTTGGCGGCAAGCCAGTCACCATGTTTGCAGAGGTTCCATTCCGTCGCGTTGATGCGCTGACTAACAGTGAAACCCGCGTGGTCTAAGGAGCCAAAATGTACGTAGATAAATTTGCTGAGTTCTCGGACTCACAGGCGGTCACTGCTACCGCTATCTCCACCAACGTGATGGACCTTAACCCGGCATTCAAACTGAACCCTAACGGCGTCGATATCGGCACCGGTCAGGATGTTTACCTGGTTGTTCAGGCTGATGCTGCGGCGACTGCTGCGGGCGCGGCAACTGTGGCGCTGACTCTAGAGTCATCTGCTGCTGCCGGGCTGACATCATCCACGGTGCATTACACCAGTGCGACATGGGCGCTTACCGATCTGACTGCGGGTAAAACTCTGGTGGCTATCAAGCTGCCAAGCGGCACATACCTGCGTTACCTCGGCGTGCGTTACACCGTTGCAACCGGCCCGCTGACCGCTGGCTCGTTCTCTGCATTCCTTACCACCGACATTCAGGCGTATCGCGCATACGCGAAGAACTACGTGGCGTAACACAAGGGGCTTCGGCCCCTTTCTTATTGGTGAGATATGACTACCAAGATAATCGTTATAAACCGTGCTTTGGTGAAGCTTGGTGCTGAGCGCCTGATGAGTGAGACGGACAACAACAAAGCGTCACGGACAATCGAGGCTGTTTATGACGATTTGCTTAAAACACTTCAGCGCAGCTACCGATGGGCATTCACCATCAAGCGCGTGAAGATCGCAGCCTTAACTGAAGTGCCGGTGTTTGGCTACACGTTGCAGTACCAGTTGCCCTCAGACTTCCTGCGCATGGATGAAATCCGCGATGGTTCGTTAGTGCCGGTGTGGCACTGGCACTGGAGCAACGGCGTAGACCCGCGATGGCAGGTAGAAGGCAGAAAAATACTCACGGACATCGAGTCGCCGCTGCACCTGCGTTACGGCGCGCTAATCACTGATCCGTCTCAGTGGGATTCAACCTTTTCTGAAGCCTTCGCCTGCGCGCTGGCTGTTGAGATGTGCGAGTCAATCACGCAGTCATCAACCAAGAAGCAGGTAGCGCAGCAGGATTTCGATACAGCGATGAAGGCCGCCAGAGCAGCCAGCGCCATCGAGCGCCCACCGATTCAGCAGCAGGACACTTCCTGGTACACGTCGAGGTTATAAATGCCAGCAGCATCCCCATCACTTAACAGCTTCAACGCCGGTGAGTTCTCCCCGCTGATGATGGGGCAGACCAACTTTGAGAAGTGGTCATCTGGCGTCAGGTCGATGCTGAACTTCATCCCTCGCTCACAAGGCCCAGCTGAGCGACGTGCAGGAACGTACTTTGTCAGCGAGATAAAATATTCAGGTGATAAAGTCTGGCTGGCTAAGTTTGAGTTCAACACGACACAAGCTTTCATTCTGGAGTTTGGCCCGTATTACATTCGCTTCTACTCTGATCACGGTGTTGCGCTAAATAGCAGCGGAGGCACCCTTGAGGTGCCTACTCCATATGGGTCAGACGACCTGACCAACGATGATGGAGGCTTTGGTCTCTCCATGGTGCAGAGTGGGGATGTTATTTATATCTGCTGCCATACCGGAAATCAGCCGCCATACAAACTCAGCCGCAACTCCAATACTGACTGGACAATGGTGGCATTTGATTACGCTGCGTCGCTTGGGCCTTTCGATAGCACCAATTCAAAGCGAACACAGACTGTTTACACAGACCAGTTTCGCATCTGGTCAGCTGATGGCGCTACGCGCCCGGATGGGACGCCGACGACAACAAGCCTTTGCACGATCACATCGAACACTGCGATATTCGAAGCGGGGCATGTAGGCGGCTTATTCTATATAGAGGCCAGCACCGATAAGGTTCCCGATAACGGAACAGGCCATAATGGATACATTCCAGGCTGGCAAGCTGGCACGGAAGAGACGTTTTCACCGGGCGTATTTTGCCGTAGCGACGGAAAGTATTACGAGAGCATGGACGGCACCAAGACCGGATCAACTCAGCCAGACTGGACTGCCGGCGCTCATCAGGATGGCTACACGCTGTGGCGCTATTCGAATGGTGGGTGGGGTGTTATTCAAATAACCTCTGTTACCAGCTCAACGGTGGCTGTAGGTAAGGTTCTTTCAGAGCTTCCGCCAAGTGTCCTTACTGATACAGGTAAAACATTTAAGTATGCCTTTGGTGACTGGTCTCCCAAGCAGGGATTTCCTACCAAGGTGGCGTTCTATAAAAACCGCCTGGTGTTTGCGGCTCGAGGAAAACTGTGGTTCTCGGTTGCATCAGATTATGAAAACTTCACGCCAATGGCAGATGGCTATGAGGTACAGACCGATGATGCAATCAACGTTCAGATTGAAGCTGACTCGACCAACACAGTGCAATGGCTGACGCCTGGGTCTTCTTTGCTGATTGGCACCGCTGGCGCCGAGCACTCATGCTCTCCATCAACTACGACATCTGCATTTGGCCCGAACAACATTCAGATAACCAAAGAGTCAGTTTATGGCTCGACAGGCGTGAATGCGGTTCAGGTCGGGACTACATCGATGTTCGTTCAGCGTGCAGGCTGCAAGGTTCGCGCAGTGCAGGCTGATTATGAGAGTGGTTCATATAGCTCAAGTGACCTGACCGTTCTGGCTGAGCACATCACCCGCGCTGGCGTAGTAGATATGGCGTGGCAGCAGGAACCGGATTACGTGCTGTGGGTTGTGCTTGGTGACGGATCGCTTATCGGCATGACGTATAACGATGAGCAGAAAGTCACTGCGTGGCACCGTCACGATTTAGATGGCGATGTCGAAGCTGTGTCATGCATACCAGATCCGAACGGCATTCGTGATGATGTCTGGATGGTAGTCAAGCGCACCATCAACGGCGCATCTAAACGCTACGTTGAATATCTGCATGCAGCTTGGGACGCGGCAACCGAAAGTTTTGCGCAAGCCTATTACGTTGACTGCGGTCTGACCTATTCGGGTGACCCGGTGACAAGCGTATCAGGCCTTACCCACCTCGAAGGGCAGACTGTTTCGGTGATTACCGATGGTGCAGC